AACCAGTTTAAAAATTGCCTGATTTGTCAATTTCCCTTCTATATTTACTACCTTCTCAGTTGTCCCAATAAAGCGCCCATTTCCCAAAACTGAAGTAATTTCAAATTCCCCGGCTGTTACTGGTTTATGATAATTCATTTTATCTTCTCCTTATTTTTTATGCCGGTTATACATAATATCAATTAAAGAAACTTCTTCTTCTTTTGCTCCATCCAGAATACCACTTACAATTTTTCTCTTAACATCCAACATCTCCAGCATATCCTCATCTATGGAGTTTTTTGCAGCTAAGTAATAAGTACTCACTTTATCCGCTTTTTGTCCTATACCGTGACATCTGGATGCAGCTTGATCCTGTTTCCCTGGAGTCCACCACCATTGAACAAAGGCAACGGCTTTAGAACTCATTAATGTCAATCCTTCACTTGCTGCTTTAATGTTTCCTATAAAGAGTTTGATTTCTGGATCGTTATTAAATCGTTCAGCTAAGGCATGTCTGTTTTCCATTGGGGTGTTACCATCTATTACAACCGAACAGTCCTTAAATGCCCCTTGTAAGTCCTGTATAACGGCTTTATTTATACCGAATACAATCAATTTGTTTTCCGTTTCCAGATATTCCTTTATCCATTCAATTACAGCCTTCTTTTTTCCTTGGTAAGCGAGTTGATTTAGGTATCCTATTTTTACAAGATGCTCCGCTTTTGCCGCTTTGTCTGCCGCTTTAGTTCCCTTAGTCTCCAAAATATAATCAATGAAGTCATTGTATGCCCGCCTGTATGTTTTTTCATTACTCAATTCTAATGGAATAACACTTGTGATATTATTAGGTAACTGAGGAAGGACATCTTTTTTTAGTCTCCTTATCATAACTGTACTGACAAGGGAATGGAGTTCATCTATGTTACTGGCACCGGATACGTCTCTACCAAATCGGGATACTTGTGCGCCACAATAGTTTTGAGTATATTTGTACCAGTTATTAAATACGCCGGCATTAAGTAGATTAAGGGTAGGAAAGAATTCCACTGGCCTATTTTCAATAGGAGTTCCTGATAAGCAAACTAAATGCTTTACCCTTTGTCCTAATCGTTTGAAGCCCCTGGCTCGTATTGCTTTATAGTTCTTAGCAAAATGGATTTCATCTCCAATAACAAGGTCCGGTTCCATATCAAGGAGATAATCAACCCAACCTGTATATGGAATATCTTTTGGGTATTTATCTCCTTTGTCCTTTTTTGTTTTGTTCCCGAGTATATCCCAATTACAAATATAAATATGTTTCTTTGCTTTTGGGTTATGGACTAATTTTACCTTCTCCTTATTTTTCTTACCTTGACAAATAAAGATTGAGAAATCAGTACACCATTTTTCAATCTCAGATGCCCATTTATATTTAATAGATGCAGGACAAATGATAACAGCTATTTCACTTTTCATCTCTAAATAAGTAAGTGCTTGAATACTTTTGCCCATTTGCATCTCATCGGAGATCAATGCCCTTCCATGTTTCTTAAAGATGAAGTCAACTCCTTCTTTTTGAAAGGGCATTAATACTTTGTCGAGATGACCCGGTAATGGAGGATGCAATGGAACACATTTTCTCTTTCCATTTCCGTTTCTTACTTTGTTCTTATTTTCTGGAGATATAGAGGGTACAGGAGATACGTCTGGTGGAAGATCAAATCCAAAGCCAACAAGACTTGATCTATTTTGAGGTATATCTGGACATGTCCAATGAGGTTTAGGGGATTTATTAAACTTTCTCCCTTTTAAAGATTTGACATTAAAAAGAGTTTCTTTGTTAAAGGAGAAATAGATATAAATTGTACCATCTTTTATGTCGATTTTACGGTATTCTTCCTGGGACTGGTACGTTGATACCTTTTGAATGCAATCGTCAAAATTTGGGGCATTTATGCCCGTTAAATCGGCATTAATTTTTGTATATGACAAGGGAAACCAGTCATTTATTTTAATATTATGTAAATGCTCCTCAATATCCTTGTCAGTATATCCTGATAATAAAGGTATTCTCATATTCTCAGCGCAAATAGGACCTATACCAAGTTTAATAGAGTTAGGATTGGTTAGAGTTCTACCACAGACAGAACAGATACCCATTGCCTTTTTGAGCTGGACCCCTTTTCCTATGATCTTATATGCTTTTGGAGTTTGCCTTTGGATAATTCCAATAAAGTGCATTGGGAGTTGTTTCTTTTTCGCTAACCAGCTAGGGATGGTAACGAGTACAGGGGTTAAGTTTAGTTCTTCCTTTTTGGAATACATTTTACCTTCTCCTTATTTTTGGTTTATATTTTTATGAGGTTGATAACATCATCTCTTAGTTTTGGATTATGAATTGGAGGAGCATATTCATCTTTCATTCTATGGATTGCTGCCGTGAGTAATACTTTTGATAAAGGATATTGATCAAAATTAAATCTTGTTATATCAATACCTCCTGAATGATATAATCTTTGGCATTCCAGTTTTAATGATGAAGCGAACAAATAAACTAACTCATTTACTTTGTCTTGTGTTTTAAAATCCATCTTACTTTCTCCTTATTTTTTGATTGACTTACTTTCCTTTTATTTTTTTCCTTAGTCTCTTAATACCTTAATACCTTAATACCTTAATACCTTAATACCTTAATACATGGTTCCGTCTTCATAGAACTCATATTCATTGTTTCTGATATCCTCTGAAATACACTCATCGGATTGAATATACTCATAACTCCTTTTTAAATCAAAGAATATCTCTTGACACAACTCCCGGACATAATCCTGAATATCCTCCCTGAGTTCTTCAAAGATTTGATCAAAATAATCTTCCGCTTCAGGGCATTCATTGAGATAGAACTCCGAATCAGAATCAACCGCAACCGTGTTCTCATGGCAATACCTGGAGTCGGTACGATATACCATATAAAGCAATTCAATTATTTTGAGTTCATCCATATACAATACTTTGTTGTACAATAAAACCCTTTCTCGGTTGATTTTATCGCATTGTACCATAGCATTGAATACTTTATGGATATCAATATCAGATACAAATGAAGCGCCTTCTCCTTGGTGATAAAAACCAGAGTACTGGATCTCTGCATCTTCGAATCCAATTTCCTGGAGTTTTTCTTTCCAGTGTTCCATAATGTCATCCGCTTCAAACTCAAAGTCAATAGGATCATTTCTGAAGGAATTGATTGCCTTTTCTTTTGCTTCATCGGATAACTCATCGAAAGTGTACAGGTTTTTTTGGATAGTTCTCATGGCTTAGTCTCCTTTTTTAGGTTTAGTTATCTTACTTTGTCTTATTCTTCTCTTATTTTTTGGCAATATACTCCACACCATTTATCTCCAAAGAATCCGGCATATCATGGGCGCCGGCATTTTCTGGTAATTCAATACTGCCAAGAAACTCTCCTGTGTCATTATTATACACGTCATAATCATCCATTGACTCATCTAATAACTTGTTTGGATACATTCTACTTTCTCCTTTATTATTAAGATTATTAATTGATTCTCTTAATATATCCCCTAAAGATTTTTCATTTGTCCTCATCTTAATTTCTCCTTATTTTTGGATTAAACATACTTAATCTCCGCCATATCAAATCCATCATCTATTTTTAATAACATAGCACTGTTATTGGATATAGTTATAACGGCATTATAATCAAATCCAAAGTGATCCCCTGTTTGCTTCATAGCTTCTGACAAATCCCAAAGAATATGTTTCTCTGGAGTTGTTTCTGGTAATGGTTCAAGATATATCTCCGTTATTGCCAAATCATCCAGGTTTCTTAGAGCTTCTTTTTGCCAATCGTCACTTAACTCAAAAAAACCTACAATTTTTCTTTTTTCTATTAAATTTGACATAATAAATCTCCTTATTTTTAAAGGTTAAAAAACAACTATATATTGGTTTTGTCTTACTTTTTTGTCAAGGTTAAAATGCCATAAATACAATAGGCCATGTAAAGGCTAAAATCATAGCTAAAATATTGATTAATATGTAAATGATATCGTATATCCCTTTTAAGAATTTCATACTTTAAATCCCCTGTTTTAGTGGATTAATTGGGTATTGTAAAAATAAGGCAAAGGTTTATATGGAATCTTACCCTTGCCTTATTTTCTCCTTATTTTTAATCAATTTTATTCCAACCGTCTTTGAACTTAATCTCTTTTTCATTATGGAATAAATACCACTGATAATTTTTTTGATAAATCCATGCGCTCCTGTAACTTGACAGGATACCATTGAGACGCTCCTTTGTAGTGTTTGTTTTCCACCCGCAATGACTCAGGTATAGTCCATCTCCAAGGATCTTTTTTGCAATACAATTCCCATGGAGATAAAACTTTCTTTCATTGCCTGAGCAGATAACTTCAGTATTATCTTTTTTGAAGTCATAACCTGCATGAAATGCCTGAGTTGCTTCTTGTGTAATCTTTCTCATCTTACTTTCTCCTTCTTTTTTAGATTAATTGATCTTACTTGTATCTTATTTTCTATATATCTATTATAGCGTTATTGTACCCACTCCATGAGGATTGCTGCTTGATTGTTTGGATGGTATTTATAAAACGGTTTATTTAAACATGGAATCTCATTTGTATCCTGAAAAAATATATCATGAGTTATTTCAAGGCCTCTTTCTGGATGGTACTCAATATATTCCAGTCCAGCATAATCATGGTTATTATTTGTTGTTAGTATAACAAAATTATTACCGTCACGATATACGTGTAAATCATCCATTAAACCAGCATTAAGTTTTACAGAATATCCCATATAGGAAAAAACTTTACTTTGTCCATAATCGCCATTGAACCATCTTTTTTCAATGCAGTAACTTCTTGTTTCTTTTTTCATTACTTTGTCTCCTTTTTGGATATAGTTAAACATAGATAAACATAGTGGTAGTATAGAGACAGGTAAACCCAATACTTAATAGACTTACCTGTCCCTTATTTTTTATAAACCATTATAAACTGTACTGCATATCCATATAAAGATCAATCTGCTCCTGGACTTCAGTACAAAGTGATAATGGTTTAGACTCAGGATAAACCCATACGGTTGTGCTCCTGATTAATTCATAAGTAATACCTTTTAATTTACATTGATGTCGATTAGAAAAATTATCCAACCATTCTTGAGGCAAAGCAAAGTCAAAAGTTTTAACCTTCATTAAGTCTTGAAACAATTCACCCTTACTTATCCTCATTTTTTCCAGTTCTTTAATGGTATATGTTTCAGGTTCTTCCCATGTGAACTCCAAAGATAAGATATAAACAGGATATTCTTGAAAATCTATATCCTCTTGACTTTCAGTTTCAAAACAAAAGTCTAAATCAGGTTTAACAATATCTTGCATCTTATCTTTGTTCTCTTTTTTCAAGTCTGATATAATTTGATCGAGTTGTTTATCAATATCCCCGATAAAATTGTGATACTGAGCTGTATATTGTATATGATCAAATACCATATTGAACTCTTGTTCAATGGATTGTATCACCTGCTCAATGGTTGTTTTGTTGTCGATTGATACGGATATCATGACGCCACTTGTCCCACTAAAATAATCAGACATCATTACGCCATGGTCCTGCAAAGTAATTGTATTTGTTTTAGTAGTCTTTTCCATGATAAAATTCTCCTTGTTTTAAAGTGTTATAACGGTTGATTTAATGGATTTTAATGTCTTGTCAATGGTAAGGTATACCTTGACATGGAACCCCTTAAAAATGATGGTTCTCGTTTGTTTTAACAGATTATAAAATATTAAAACCGGAACAGGTTTTTTTCATTGCCTGTTCCGGTTTTAAACCGTGGTATGAGATATGGGTTTTATTTTGTTACGATATACTTTCTTCCATCTTTCTTTAATGTTCCTTCAGATAATAAAGCTTTCAGGGCTGCTGTAGTTGCGTTCGTTGCCTTCGGATTGCTATTCCCTCCAGCTTTAACAAAAATATCATCTTGCCTCAAAAGAATATCTTTCATGGTAAAAGATTCTTCGTTTTTCATGGTTTCCTCAATGGCCTGCTGGATTGCTTGCTTTCTGGTAAATTTACCAGAAGCCTTCCCTCTGGTAAATGTCTTTTTTGTCTTTTTTTCCGGTGCCGGTTTTTCATTATCCTTTTTATCGGTCTTTTTTCCTTCGCCCTTGAAAGATGAAGCAGGAGCGATGGTATAGGTATTTTTTGTGCAATCAAACAATCCATTTGATATCATTGCAGCGAGGCTGGCTTTAATCATTTTTGGTGTATAGTCTTCAAGCGCCTCCATGATAAGAAAGCCAGCTTCATTTAATCGTTTTTGAGTTGTCAAAATATCAAATACCACCTTATCGATCCCTTTCAATCCTACAATATACGCTTGACGTTCCTCAATCTGAAGTTCTTCAGGGGTTTTAACAGGTTTTTCAGCCGGTTTAACGTCTGTTTTCTTGTTAGGTGATACGTTGGTACCATCAACTGTTTGAAGGCGATTAATCAAAAGGTTTATTGTGTCCTTGTGACATGATACCAGCTTGCTCAATTCTTTGATTTTCTTGTCTTGATCTTGGATCATATTGACAAGTGTATCAAATCTTGATTTTTCTTTGAGGTCAAGTTGACTGATAAGCATAGCGGTATCCGGTGTCAATGCTTTTACCTTTTCAGGAATACTGATTTCAACTTTATCCTTTTCTTGTATGTCCATTTCAGCTTCAATCAACCGGTTTAATTCTTTTAATGCTATTCTGAGCTCACTTTTATAGTCTTTCTTTACTCGGCAGTTATTCGCCTCCGTGATAATAGTGATAAAATCACTGCTAAGGTTTTTCCTTGCTTCAGTATTGAGCAAGGCATATACGTCACTTTTTGTTTCTTTTAAGGTGTTATTGTCAAGGGAATTGATTGCTGCCTTGATGCCGTCTCTTATTGCGTTCATTGACACGAGAATATTACGCTGTTTTTTGTCATAAGATGATACGGTTTTTTTGACTTCATTGGCATCGATCCCTGCGGATACGACAATGGGGTTTTCCTTTTCCTGTTTATTATCTATTTCAGCTTCATATTCCCCGGAAAAGGACAATTTAGTTAAGTATTCAAGAAAGTCTTTTTTTGTCCTGAATCCGCTTTCAACTGGAATTCCGATATCTTGAGCATCTGCCTTGGCTTTCTTCAGAGTTTCTTCTTTTTTGTTTGATTCAAGGTTTTCAATGATTTGTTCAATGGTCAGGTTTTCTGTTTTCATGGTAGACTCCTTTTGAGTTGTTTTGGTTTTATTTGATTCTACTTTTGATTCTACTTTTACAGGTGATTCTGTTTTCGTTTCTTTTTTGCTTGCAATGTACCACTGCCCTGCTACCCAGGCAATGGCCCCAGTTTCTTCCATGATGTTAATGGTGTCATTGACCACTATTCCGTCATGTCCCTTGTCCATCATTTTTTCCATAATGGTATCTGAGTCAATACCATTATATCCGTCAACGATTGTAAAAATGTCTGCAATGGCTGCCTCAATCTGACTTGTTCTTGTTTTGCGCATGGTTTCGCCCTCCTTTATATAGATGTCATTAATTCTATGGCTGCCAGGCAATTCTGTCCCGTTTTATCTGCCTTGATTTCCGTTGCAGTTATAAGACCGGTTTTGATTGCCCTGTCCAAAAGTCTACCATTTTCCGCCCGTCTTTCATCATCCTTGTTCCATGCTTCCCTGAGTTCGATCACCATATTCATTGCGTTTGTCATTGTCCTGTCCTCCTTATATAATGATTAAATTGTAAAGTATGCATAATTTAAAGCAAATAATAAACCCAATCCAATGATTGGAATTGCAATGATACCTGTTATGGTTAAAATATCTTTTAATGTTTCCATGTCCTGTCCTCCTTATATAATGATTAAATTAAACTCCATTTACCCTAATAATACACCTTTAAAACCGTATGTCAAACAAAAAATGAATAAAAATAGATCTTTTTAAAAATAAATTTAAAAGCGGCATAATCCCTATAAAAATTCCGTATCTATCACATAAAAATAAAACAATAGAATTTATAAGCATAAATTATGCCATAATATAAACAACTCCAGGAACAAAAAAAATGATATAAAAATAAAATACAGAAGAACCCATGAAAAATGATAATAAATGTATATAAAACTATAAAGGAATTATATGGTATGGATATTGTATAGGGGTATATGAGAATCTATATGGTATGATTAGAATATAGGTATTATATGGTTCTATATGGTTGAAAAACTGGGGTGGTATATGGTTAAAAAAGTAGGGTGGAAACGTACCCATAATAGAATGAGTTTTTCTCCTAATCACTTATTAAAGGAACTCCAATAATAAGCAATGAAACATCTCCATGTAAGATATACAGGAACTCCACTCAGGTATCACGACAAATGATCCAGATTCGACATAGTATCTATGGCATGGTAATTGTATAATAATGCAAACTCTATGCCATATAAACACAAGGAGAAAGATCTGATTAAATCAAACTCTATCCATGAGAAGGCTATTAATTACACGAATAAGACACATTTTCCCTATATAGGGGTCTATGTATCAAAAACCTGTAAAAATGAAGTAGAGACTATAAATACAGCGTATAATCCAGGAGAATATCAGGTATCACGGAATAAATCTCATTGACGAAAAGGGGGGTGGGGGTCTGTGGGGGTAACGCACCCCCTACCAAATTTTTATAATTTTTTGAGATTAATATACGTATTACAATTTTTATATTTTATTTCCTATACTATATATGTGTTACCTGGTGTTTTCCCTGTAAAAATAGGAGATGAGAATACAAATACACAGTAAAATAACGAATCCACCCATATAGGGATATATGGTTAAGGGCATAGGTTGTCGTAGGTTGTCGTAGGCTAAAATATTTTTTTATAATAAATTTGGAGCAAATACACTGTTACCTTTTTAAAGGAGGGAATAATAATGGCATTTGTTAGGAGAAAGAAAAGAACTAAGGGAACGAAGGGAACTAAATTTAAACGTAAAGAAAAAGGAGGGGTTAAGGGGGGACGTAAAAAGGAGGTTCTATCTGAACCTATACCAGAGTATCTACCAGTTCTAACCTCCGATATAACTGATATTACTCCAGATGAATTAATGTTTGCGTACTCTTGGGCTAAGTATCCAAATAATCCAACTAAAGCACTCCAAGAATGTGGAATACAGGCACAAGGAAAAAAGAGGAAAGAACTGATGGAGGAGTTAATTAGTTCTATTCCAGTCCAAAAGGCATTTAGAGAAGCACTGCTTAATAGGATACAGGCTCTAAAGGCTACTAATGATAAATCTAAAAAGTACCTGAGTTGTATGGCGTATTTAGATAAAGGGGAAGCATTTGACGCCGAGGGTAAATTATTGAGTTTAATAGATATGCCATTCCATGTTCGTGTATGTGTTCAAGAGTACGAAGAAAAGGAAGTATTCCCTGTTAAAGGATCTCCTTATATTATCCGTAAATGTAAATTCGTTGATTCTAAGGACGCTTTGAAAACCCTTATGGGGGATACAGGACAAGCTGGGAAAGAGATGGCTAAGTTGTTGGGGGGTAACAATACCTTCATCCAGAACATTACCAATAACAATATTATTGGGTCCGGTAATACATATAATACCTTAATCCAGAATAAATTGGATTTAGGTAAATTAACTCCATCAGAAATGGATATTTTATTTAAGGCTTTAGGAATAAATGCAGATACGAAAGCATTAGATGCGACATCTATGGTTCAAGATGTAATAGATACAGAATCTCTTGAGTACAGTGACAGGAACCCAGAGGCTTTACTGGAACCAACTGAATGTATATTAGAGGGGGTTGATTAATGGGGGCTATAGCATATAATCAACAACTTGAAATTCTATCTGATCACGTTATCTCCAAAGTAGGTAACTTGAGTATTATGGAACTGAAATCTCAACGATGCAAAGTTGATTACTTTTATTTTATACAAGAGTTTTGGGATACTATTGTAAATGACCCCCCTCACTGGAATTGGCATATACCTTATATTTGTTCTCAAATAGAAAGACTTGTTCACAGGATAAATAAACGATTACCAAGAGAACATGATTTGGTTATTAATTTACCCCCCGGTACAACAAAGTCACTTATATGTACCGTATTTCTTGTACCGTGGATTTGGACCAATTATCCTTACTTCAGAATAATTAAAGTATCGTACTCAGATTATTTGTCTCTTGAACAAGCTGATCTTATCAGGGACATTACACGTTCACAAAAATACCAAGATATGTTTCCTGGGATAAGATTAAAAAAAGATAATACAGGTAAATCCAATTTTAAGGTAACATATAAAGAAGTAGGAGAAGATGGGTACGAATTTTGGAAATTAGGAGGTGGTGTACTGAGTACATCTGTTACGGCTAAAGCAACAGGATTTCATGCTCACTTAAAAATTATTGATGATCCCCTTGATCCATACAAAGCCCATAGTGAATCTGAATTAAGAACATGTAATACTTGGTTGTCTCAAGTTTTATCGAATAGAGTTGTAGATAAAAGGATTGTACCAGAATTAATTATTATGCAAAGGGTACATAAAAAAGATCCTTCAGGAATAGCCCTTGAAAAAGCTAAAAAGGGAAAGAAGGTAAAACACATTTGTTTACCGGGCGACATTTTATCTAAAGGAAATAAAAAAAGGGTAACTCCTAAAGAACTTGTACCTATATACCAAAAGCAAGGAGGATTTTTAGATCCAGTACGTTTAGACCAAGAGGCATTACATGAACAGCTTTTGAACTTAGGTCAATTTGGGTACAAATCACAGATCGATCAAAATCCAACTTCTCCTGGGTCTGGTATGTTCCAGATATTCAAGATCAGTTTAATTAACCCTAATGAATTTAATGAAATAAAAATCGTACGTATTATTCGGTATTGGGATAAAGCAGGTACGCAGGATGGAGGTACTTATACAGTAGGGGTAAAAATGGCACAACTCAAGAATGGACATTTTCTAATTATGGATGTTGTTCGTGGACAATGGGGAACATCTAGACGGGAGATGATTATTCGGGAAACAGTGAGATTGGATGGGCCATTAGTTCCACAGTATATAGAACAGGAACCGGGATCAGGTGGAAAGGACAGTGCTTATATCACTAAAGATACTTTAGAGAAGATGGGCAATAAGGTTTTTCTGGATAGGCCGACTGGTGATAAGATATATAGAGCCGATCCATTTAGTGTAGCTGTCAATTTAGGTTATGTGTCAATATTTAAAGGAACGTGGAATGAAGATTTTTTACAAGAATTAGAGGATTTCCCTAATACGGACAACAAAGACCAAGTTGATGCTTCATCGGCAGCTTATACATCTCTTAAATCCAGTAAAAGGGCAGGTTCATGGTGATATACGTTGATACGTTTGATGAATTGGAATTAGATGGGGTTTTGTTTGGTAAATTCAAGAATTGGTTGTTAGTTATTAGCACTGAAATGGAAAAAGTGCATGTCTTTACAACCACTGACGAAAGGGCATTAAAGGGAATGATGGCTGAAATGATTAAAAACGGGCAAAATCAAGGGGTTTAGGGGCTAAGGTAGGGGTTACCATGCCTTACCCCTTGCATCTTTATTTTAAACCCTTATATTCCGTTCAAAGGGAATACTATTTGCTAATTTTGGGGTGAATCAAAAAAAGAAAGAAGTTTTTATGAAACGTGGAGAAAAATCTTTACAGATTCTCAATGCCAAGAGGCAATTAAAAGCTCTTAGTATAGTTTCTTCCAGATTACAATACAGTGCAGGACTTGGAGAAACTTACGGAACATCAAGAGATATGTACCAAACTCTTGGATGGAAGAAGGTTCTGGAGTATTCCGACTTTTATCGTAAGTTTCAAAGAAATGAAATCGCTAAAATGGTAATCCAAAGGATTGCCAAGTCTTGTTGGTCCAATCCCCCTCGTATCAGTGATTCCCCTAATGAAGTTACCGAATTTTCTAAAGCGTGGGCAAAATTGGTAACTAAAAAATCTATTTTCCGTGACATTTACAGATCAGATAAGTTACTTGGCCTTGGACGATATGCCGTAATCCTTTTGGGGTTGGATGATACGGATGATTTCACTAAACCTGTAAATGTAAAGAAAGTATCTGAACTCCTTTATATTCAACCTTATTCCGAAGATACTGCCAAAATAGACCGATTCGATACACGAAGAACATCCCCACGTTATGGTTCTCCTGAAATGTATGACATTAATCCAGATCAACAGGATAACCAGATAATGACAATTCCTTCCTTTAGAGTACACCACTCCAGAATAATTCATATTGTGGAAGAACCGATGGAGAATAATATCTATGGCGTTCCTCGTCTTGAAGGTATATATAATCGGTTAGATGATATTGAAAAGATTCTTGGTGGAAGTGCTGAAATGTTTTGGCGTAATGCTTCCCCTGGTAAAGTAGCCAAAGCCGATCCCGAATATCAATTTGGTACAGAAGAAAAAGACGATCTCCAGACCCAATTTGATGAATACGAACATAATCTCCGTAGATGGTTAAAAGTCCAAGGGGTAGATATTAAGAACCTTGAGACTAATATCATGACCCCCAGGGATTTTATTGAAGTTCAGTTAAATGCGGTCAGTATTGCAACTGGAATCCCTAAACGTATATTGATGGGGTCTGAACGAGGTGAACTTTCCAGTAACCAAGATGAAAAAACATGGAATAATCTTGTTCGTGAAAGAATGGAGAATTTCTGTACTCCTGAAGTATTGAAACCTTTGATTGATAGGCTTATTGAATACGGTATTTTACCGGAACCAAAGAATAATGAGTACAGGGTTGATTGGAAACGGATGAGTGCTTTGGGGGAAAAGGAAAAATCTGAAATCAATTACAACAAAACCAAATCTCTTAAAGAATACACAAATTCACCCGGTGCAGATATGCTTG